ATCGTGAACGTGTCGAGAGCGTTGTAATTGCCGGCGGCGAGGTACCGGTAACCGCTCTGCGCCTGACTGAAAAGCATGCGCTCGATACCGGTCAGGTATGGTTGGATAACCTTGTAGCCGCCCATCTTGCGCGGCAGTCCGCGCTGCCAGCGGCACCATTGCCCGTCGGTAGCTGCGGCGGCGGCGAGGAACGTGCCGTCACGTTGGATCCCTGGCTGCGACGCCAGCGGGACGACGCTGAGTGCCATTACCCAATCGCCATGGCGAAGCAGACAGAGTCCGCGACCGATGTCGCGGCGATGGCGGTCTGTGCTGCGGAGTTGCTGGTTGCTGTAAACACCGCCGCGCCTATCGAGGTGCCGCCGAGGTTCGTGACGGCGGTCGTCGCCGTGGTCGCGCCTGTACCGCCCTGTGCAACCGTCACGGGGACGCTGGTGATGGCGCTGGAGGGGGTCGCGGTGTAGACGTTGGAGCCGTCGCAGTACAGGATCTGGCTCCCGTTGTAGGCCACCTGCGGGGGCGTGGGAGTGGTCTGGCCGCTGGTGCCTACGCTGAGTGTGTAGGTTGCGTCGGTCTGGTTGTTGACCCAGTACTCTTGCTTCGTCGAGGGGACAATGATCTCAAGGTTCCCGGCCTTGGTACCGGTGAACCTGTAACCTACCTGGTTGAGCTGGGTTCCGCTGATGGCGTAGGTGCCGCTCAGGCCGCTGACGCTGATGGTGACAAAGTTGAACGCGGCCTGGATCGATGGCCCAAGGCCAATGGTGTACCAGTTCGTGCCGTCGGTGACGATGAATGCGCTGTCGTTCGGGTTCATGTTCAGCGGCGTCGCGCCGTTGATCGTGTCCGAGCCGCTGTTTGCAATCGAGAGCACCGAGGACCCGCTGTTGCGGACCTGGATGTAGAAACCGTTACCGGCGGTCGCCGCCAGCGGGAGAGTGATCGTCCCGACGCCGCCCTGCCAGTTGAAGAACTTGTCCCTGTCGTTGACCCCTGCGGTGTAGTTTGCGGAGATGTCGCTGATCAGCATGTTCTGCGCGAGCTGAGAGCCCAACGCGACAAGACCATTTCCGGCGATGGCGGCGACCGACGGCTGCGCAACCGCCGCCCCGTACTGGAAGGCGAACCAGGTACCTGCGGATGTGGTGTTGCTTTGCAGGTAGTAGAAGTAGACGCTGCCCGCCGCCTGCGAGGCGACGATCACGGCGCCGCTGTTGTTGTAGACCGCCTGCGGGTACGCGCTCAGGTTGTTGACGATGATGAACGTGCCCGTGCCGACCGAGGTCGCGGGCGGCAAGATCAGACCGTAGCTGCCCGTGGTCGAGGTGTTGATGTCGATCAGTGGCGTGCACAGGTTCGAGTTCGGCGCGGTCTCAAGCGGCCACTGCAGCTGTAGCGTCGCCGTGAGCGCGATGCTGTTGTATGCCGCGAGCGCCGGGGCTACGAGGGCGCCAGTGAAAACTGAGGTGTATGAGGTCATGTTTCCTGCCGGGTAGTGTTGCGGTCAACGATACCGGCTTTCGATTCGCCGTTCAGGACGGCGGCGGTGCGGTCGTACATCGCTTGCCAGGTTGCGATACGGTCGTCGTTCTTGAGGAACGGGCTGCACTCCAGAAGGGTTGAGTACAGCAGAAGGTTCGGGGCGTACTGAGTAATCCAATTCGTGGTGTTCGTCGAATCGAGCAGCGCCGGCTCCTCGTAGTAGACAATCTCGAACGGGTACGCCGCGTCCGGTGTCGGCGCGAATATCAGGTTCTGGTACGAGTAGTCGGCGTAAAACTTCGGGGGCGCGGCGGTACCGTAAACGCTGGTGCTGGTCTGACTGTCGTCGGGCCAGTACTGGCGAATGTATTCGTAGCTCCTAGGAAACACCTGCTGACGAACTGCGTTCCCGGTCGCTGACTGGGCGACGTTGATCGAGATGATCTGCCGCCACCGGTCGGGCTTCGCGTAAACCGGGAGCGACGCCTGCATGGTCGAGTTCACGGCCTGAACAAAACCGAGGACCTTCAGCTCGCGCGAGATTCTGCGCTCGGCGAAATTGATCAGCTCAGGCAGCTGAGCGTACACCAGTGGGTCGCTTACGGTACCGCGCTCCAGATAGTTCTGGACGTCGGTCTGCAGGCTGTTGAAGGTCATCGAGGTAGGCATCAGTGGTGGCTCTTGGTGAAAAAATCAATCGCGTACCCGGCCCCGGCGCCAAGCAAGCTACCGACTCCGGTCAGAGCGGCGAGCACGCCTTTCTGGCGCGCCGCGCCCAGCTGCAGCTTCTCGATCTTTGCAGCCGTCAGCTCAGCGGCTGCCTTGACCTCCGCGACGTGGTCCCTGAACTGGTTCGCGATGTGCGAGCCGTTCGCTTTCACGGTCCCGAGATCCTCGCGGATGCTCAGGAGCACATTCAGCAGGTCGCGGTTCGAGACATCGCTCATTTGGATGCCCTGGATGTGGTGGTCGTGGTGCTGGTGGTGTCGCGCGTGCTCTGGAAGGCCTGGTGCTTTTCCACAGTCCTGAGCGCGCCCATGCCGAGCATGCCGTACGTGAGCTGCGTCAAAGAGTCATCGAGACCCGGGAGCGTGACCGGGTGACCCGCGAACGCAGAGCCCCACTGCAGCAGCGGCCTCAGCAGAAACTGAAAACCAAAAGCGGCAGCGCATACCCATCCGATTGCGGGGCGCCAGCCGGCGACAAAAACGTTCGTGCTCGCGGCCTCGGTCTTGTCGACATCGGACTGGTTGACGGTGACTGACTGAAGCTGCGCCAGCTCGTCCGCGAGCTGCCCCTGAAGCTGCATTTCATTGAGCTGCGCAACCGCCGCAGCCGCCGCCGCCTTGTCCGGCACAACCTTGTTGATGATCGCGATGATAGGAGCCGCGACCGTGTCCCAGATCGACATTACGCTTTCACTCCCAGGTTGATCTCGTTGGCGCTAAGCTGCGCCTCGACGGCGGTCGTGATCACGCGCGAGAGCCACCCACGACCATCGACCTTGAAGTTTGACATCTGCGTGTACGCGACGGCGCACTCGGTCAAGAAATTGCACAGCACCTCCTTGGGCGGTTGCGCGGTGGCCAGGCCGATGGTTATCTGGCCTATGACCCCATCGACTGTGCCGGCGCGCAGGCTGCGCTGCAGAGCTTTCGCGGCGCCATCGACGCCGAGGTTGACTCCTTCCTTGAACAGCGCAATCGCGATAGGGTCGGGGAAGTTCGAGCAGCGGAGCCTGTTCCAGAAATCGCTCAGGTATATGGACTTCGCCTTCTGCAGCGTCAGGCCAGCGATGTCGACGTCCGGGTACGCGGCGGCGCTGATGCCGTACATCGTGCCACGCATTTCGCCCACCTCGCACTTTCCCCCGGTCCAGTTTCCCGGGTCGCGCTCGTCGGCTGAGTAATTTCCTTCCAGGCCGATCAGCTGCTGAAATGCTGTGTCGAACGCGGACATGCTACACCTGCGCCCCAGGGACGGCGGGAAGCGGCGGCGTTACAGGAATTTTTGCCTCGTGCGGCGCCAGGTGCTGCTTCACCATGGCGACGTACTTGGTGACATCTTTCTCAGCGTCCGTCAGCTGCGTCTCGATGTCCTTCAGGACCTCGTGCACCATTTTCGCCGGCTGCTCACCCAGAGCCGCGACGACACGCTTCAGACCTTCCTCAGTAAAAACCAGAACATGATTTAGCATGGTATCTCCTTAGCTGAAAACAAAAACCACTTGACCGTAGCTGCCAGTTAAACCGGAAGCGAAATTTCCCAATGCGCCACCTCCAGGGACTGTTCCTCCAGCTCCCGAGAGCCCACCAACGCCAGGTGTCCCTGACCCACCTGAACCTCCAGCGCCGCCGCTTGCGTTCGTAAAATTTCCACCACTTGCGCCCCCTCCTGCTCCTCCAACCGTTCCAATTCCAGGTGCCCCGGAGTTACCGGTAATCGTAGAGATCGAAAATGTTCCAGAGCTTACCGTTGCAGAGGATCCTGAATTTCCAGGAGGACCACCTACGGGCGCGTTGTAGTTAAGGGTCAGACCGTTAGAGGTTGCGACATTGATGTTTTGCGAAGATGCGTAACCACCGCCTCCGCCGCCGCCGCCGCCGTTGACGTTTCCACCGCTGCCGCCGCCAGGGCCCTGCACAGAAACATTCATGTAGGTCGCCCCTACCGGGATAACCTGCGAGCCGCTCTGTCCGTTGTTGTATGTGTACGTGACCGGGGAGAAAACAAATCCGGTCCCTATCAGCATCTGCTGTATGCCCATTTTAGCTCAGTCCCGTGCCGCTTATGCGCCAGGTGGTGCTGCCGGTCTTGAGCGCGGTCGCGATCCCGTACGTGGCCAATGTCCTCGTGCCGGTAGAGCCGCCTGGAGACAGGTACATCGTGTCGGAGTTGATGGCGATGCTTATCGCAGAGCCGCCCGAGTTCACAAACGTGATGGCCGTTCCGATGGGGTAGGCGACGCTTGAGTTGGCGGCAATCGTGACGTTGTTCGTGCTCTGGATGTGCTTGTTGGCGTCGCTGAGTACCGTGGTGTAGTTCGAGGTCTGATTGTTTTGCGGTATGCCGGCGTAGATGGGGTTACCGTTTATCGTGACCCCGCCCCCAGCCGGGTTGAGGGCGATGTCGTAGTAGGTTGGGGACGCGGAATTGAATCCAGACTGAATCCATTGCGCGTACGGATCTCCTGCGGTGATGGGGTTTTGACCAAACGCGAGATAGTTTCCGCCAGATCCTCCAACGTACAGGTAGGCGTTGCTGAGGAATGCGCCTGTTCCTGGAACAGCTTGATACGAGCTGAGCAGAGCGTGCTGCACCGATTGAGATGTCGATGCGGCGGTGAGCGACTTGAGGATGCTCAGGCACCCTGGACCGTTTTGTGTGGCCCCGCCGATGGCGACCGAGCCATCGCCGCGAATGTTGAAGTACTGCGCGGTGGATGCGGCGTTGTTGACGTTGAGCGAGGTGTCGGAGAAATTGGTTCCCGCCAGAATCGACAAGCCAAACGACACCCCCGAAGTGGTAACGCTGCTGACCTGCGCCGAATACTGACTAGCGACCCCGGACACGCTAAGCGCGAATTGTCCGGCACCGGCCTGCGCGTACAGCGCCGGCAGTGACGCCCCTCCGGCCACGCTCAGACCGTAATTCGTTCCAGGGTTCCCAATCACTACGCCGCCAGTGGCGTTGACGTACAGGTACTGCAACGTGTTGGCGTTATTATTTACCGCTAACGCCTGCCCAGAGGCTTGCGAAACTATTCCGACATTCCCTGTAAATGCTGAATTTCCGAATACCGAAAGCGCGCTCTGGCCGGAGGAGCCAGTAAGGGTGAGCGCGACATACCCCGACGGGGCCGTAATCGATAGCGCGGCGTACAGATTCTGAACGGCGTTACCGAAAAGACGCATCAGCTTGCCGCCAGCGAGGAGACGGTGATGTGAGCGGCGTTGGCCGCGCTCGCGATGCCGCGCAGTGTCCAGCCATTGGTGAGCATCAGCTTCGCGACATTGCCCCCGATCTCCAGCGTGTCACCGACCGCGATGGGTGCGTTGTAGGCGATGTAGTAATCGGTGCTGCCGTTGTAGAGGCTCAGGCTGACGGTGATCGCGGCGCCGCTGACGTTGGCGATGGTGATCGCGGAGATGATGGCGCTGTTCGTGGGCGTCGTGAATACCGTGCCGATAGTGGTCGGCATCACGAAACACTGCGGGGCCTGGATTGTGCTGGTCTGCATTACGAAGAGTTCCCAGTAGATGGAAGCTGAGCCGCCTGCAGACCGTCGTCAGGGAACTGCGAGGGCGGCCAATTTGAGTCGCCCGGGGCGACTGATGTGTAGGGCTGGATCGGGAGCGGAGTGTCCGGCCTCGGGTACTCCAGGGTGATGTCCTCGGTCTGTGGCGGCGGCAGACGGTACGGGTCGAGCATGTCCGCGCAGCCCCACCCGCCGGCCCATGAGCCCTTACCGGTCATTGTCCCGGGCGTTCCGCACACCATGAGCCCGGGGCTGTTTGGGTCTGGCGAGAGATCATCCAGCGGGAACTTTAGGCTGCAGCGTCCACAGATACCAATTGCCACTGTGGTTCGACCATGCGTGTCGATGTACATGCTCATCTCGTGTAAACCCCGATATTTGTCTGGAACTTGACGGGTGACTTGTCTCGCTCTTCGCTGAGCGCGCGGCGGTACATGAGGTCCGCCTTGGACGTGATCTGGCTCGTGACACTGGGATCAACCTCGGGCGTGCAGAACGCCAGCTCCGCCGCGACCTTGTACAAGAACGGCAAGTACCAGCGCGGCGGGAACTCGATGGTGTTCTGGAGCGATCCCGGGTCCGCGATCATGCGCTGGCGCCACACGACCATGAAATTCTGGGCAGCGGTTGCGTCAGGAACCTGCCAGACATCCATCTGCGGGTCGAGCTTGCGATCCATCCACCACTGCAGGGGTCGGCCCTGGATTTTCTTGTTGGTCAGGTTCCAGTAGTCGTCTTTGTTAAGCCGTGACATCAGGATGTCTGCGGGGGTATTGTACACCTGGCCAGAGAGCGTTATCGGGAGCGTGTTCGCGGGGCTAATAGGCAGCCCGTTGAGGGTTGTCGCGGGAATGACGCGCCAGTAGATAGCAGAGTTCGCGTTGTCGATGTCGTAGGGGACGTTCCCGGTCAGCCCGAGCGTGGTCGCGCCGCTGCTGTAGACCGTCGTCCAGGTCGCGCCGTCCGGCGCCGTCTGCACCTGAATCGGGAAACTCGACGATGGCCAGTTCAGGCTGATCGTGTCGACCGCTGTCGCGCCGGCAGGAAAGTACCACTGGTACGATGCGGTCGACTGCGTGATCGTGGAGGAGCTGGTCAGGTTCGACATGGTCCGGTAGAACGCGGACTGGACGTCGTTGGTGTTGGGCGGGAGGACGTACTGAGACTGGCCCTGGACGAGCGCGATGACGTGCTTGCCGATGGTCCACAGGGGCGCGGTATCGTTCAGCATGTCGAGCTGGGTCAGGTTCATGATGTCCAGGCCAATCTGGAGCATCTCGCCCGTAATCTGCTGGGGTCGCAATTTGAGCGCGCCGTAGCACCGGTCCAGGAAGGTCCGGTTGTCGATCAGGATCTTGTTGTACGTCCCCGTGATCAGGAGCGGGTTGACGGTACCTTGCGAGCTATACGCCATTGCTGGCCGCCCACAGCGCAACCTGCATTAATTCTGCAGCTGAAGCGTTGCTTTTTACCGTATTCGCTCTATTTGACATGATGGTGATATTTCCCTTTACGTACCCGAGGGCGGGAATTTTCCTATCTAGCGTGGGGGACGCAAATGATGCTTTTCCTTTTCCACGTTCCAGTTTGATACCAAGAACCGGACAGTACTTAGGAACCACGATGTCATCTATGGTGATATTGAAAGGAACTTTGTGTTTGCGCGCCCTTTCCAGGGCGTGCTGCACGAGCTTCTTGCGATGCTATAGCGTCTGATCAGTACGTCTCGCGCCACAACCTTGTCTGCTTTTCTTGTACTGGCGACATGGTTCGCACCAGCACCTGCCGTCTTTTGCTTTTGGGGCAGTGCCTCGCGGCGTTCCCCTGGCGCAATGGGTCTTTGTTCCTGTGTACATGCCGCATTATACTAAGCGGCGCGGTGGCTCACATGGTGCACGAAAACATGTTTCACCCCACCACCCCTGGCCATGGCTGGCGCTCCAAGACCTGGAGGAGGTGCGGTGGCTCCCATGGCTGATCCAGGAGGCGATCCCATCCCTGGAGCCATCCCAGGAGGTGCAGAGCCCATTCCCGGCGCCATCGGCTGCTTGGGCATGCTGTTCCCCGCCAGCGCGGCGAGGGCGCCCATTCCTGGGCCCTTCTTGCTCTTGGCGTGGATCGCGGCGTTCTTGCGTGCGCTGGTGCCGCGCGTCAGCCCGCCCCCGGCCATGCGCTTCTCGCCCTGAGCCTTCTCGGTGCTCTTGCCGGTCGCGTTGCCGCTCGCTACTTCACCCTGCGAGCCCTTGTGGTCGCGCCTCGGTGTGCCGGCGGCTTTCTCGTACTTTGCGTCTCCGCCAATCTTCTGGGTGCTGCCGTCTTTGTAGACCTTGCCACCGTGCGCGTAGTGCCCCAGGTTCTTGATCCGGTCGTACTTCCCGGCGTCGTTGGGGTCGCGCGCGGCCTTGGCCTTGCTTCCTTGTGGGCCGACCTCGAAGCGGTCACCGCCGCCTTCGCTTACGCCCCTCTGTTTCTTCGAGAGGTGGCCGCCATCGGCCTTCTTGACCATGCCGCCGCTGCACATTTTGCAGCCGCAGCCCTTGGCGTGGCCACCGCTCTTGTAGTCATAGGGGGTGCTGGACTTCTTGGTGTCGTGCCCCGGGGCCTGGGGATTGGCGCCCATGTTCCGCTTGCGGTCGGGCTTCATGGCCTTGCGCTCGGCCTTGTCCATGTGGCCGCCGGCTGACTTCTTGTGGACCTTGCCGCCTTTCTTGAAGTCAGACCACCCGCTCATGCGCTCGACGTCGCCCTCCTGCTTGGTCGCGGGGCTGGTGTTCTCGCCGTCGACGGCCCAGTGCGATTTCGCGGTCTTCGGGTCGTTCTTGGCGCCTTGCTTCGGCGGGGTGCGCTTGTCAGAGCCAGGAGATACTGCGTCGTCCTTGTTCCAGCTGGATTTCTTGCCCATCGGGACCGGTGCGTCGGCGGTGTCGGCTGATCCGCCGCGCGCCTTGCGCGCCATGTGCGCCTTGTGGATGGCCATGTTCCTGGCCATCTTCCCGCCCTTGCCAAACGCTGGGGCCTGCACGCCGCTGCTCTTCTCCATGGTCGTCTTCGGCGGGGCCTTGTCGGTGCCCGTACCGTAGCGCAGGTTCGATGCGCCCGCGCCGGTCTTCGGCTTCGCGTCCGAGTGCTTGGAGTGCCCCATGTACTTCGACTGCGGGGGCTGGGCCTTGCCGCCATCGCGGAATTTCTGGGGCGTGGTCGCGTGGCCACCGCGCGCCTTGCCGGGGACGGAGGGCTTGCTGTTCTTCTGAAATCCGAAGTCCGATGGAAATTCGAAATCTGAGACGTAGCGCACAGCCATTATTGCAATGCCTTTTGTAGGTACGTTACTGCCTTCATGATTGCTTCCAATGTGTCGCCAAGTTTGCCGAGTCCGGTATTGCAGTTACTGCATAGCCAACCACGGAACTTGCCGGTTGTGTGATCGTGATCCAGGGATAGTGCCCTGGACTGGTTTTTTCCGCACAGTTCGCACTGTGCTGGTTCTGGGCGGCCAGGTTGTGGCAGCCCGCGCGCCGCTCTGTTGCGTTCTCGAAGACGCTTCTTTGCGAGCGGGTTCCGATAATAGTACGCCAAAGCGCGTTTGCGTCTTTCTACCGGATCGTCTTCTTCGTTGCGGCATGCTATGCACCTGCCGTTTGCGGTCCACCTATCGGAAAGATGTCCGCGAGTACAAGGTAACCCAGTAAAAAAACGCGCTTTATTGGCGGCCTTTGCTGCGATACGCTCCTGGCATTGTTTGTAAGGCATATGCCAGAATTATAACACGTTTCCTTTGTTTCCCTTTACGCGCCCACCGTGCTGTCAGATTGGAATACAGGCCCCAAGGTAACAGTCCCCGGGCCAACCGTTACCTGCAGCTGAATTGCCGTGATTCCCAAGCCGGTGACATTGAATGGCTTCGTGCCCGTTGTGGGGCCGCTGGGGATGGTGCTGGCGGACAGGATCGCGTCTGTGGTGGGGTTGTACCCAGCCGCATACACGTCTGCGGTCGTGTAGTGAATGGCGTACGTCGAGCCGCCGCTGTCAACAATCGACCCCCAGACATTGACCGGGTTCGAGCGAGTGTCAACAGGAATCAGCGGCCCGTTAGCGACGCCGCTGACTATGTACGGTGCCTGGGTGAGCTTCATCGCTCAGAGCTTGCTGGCGACTTTCGCCTCGGCAGCCTTCGCGTCAGCCGCTACCTTCGCCGCCTCCGCTGCGGCGTCCGCCTTCACGGACGCGAGCTGCTTGGCGACGAACTTGTAGACGACCTGGGACGTGACAGCGGCGACGGCGCCGGCCACTACACCAACGGGAAACGTAAAGAGAATGGACATGGTGAGATTCCTTATGCGTTGACGACGCCGACGATGCCACGGAAATCGATGTTGTTCGAGACCTTGGCGGCGGCGATGGGCGGCTGGTGGAAGTAGACGATACGGATTGTACCGTTCCAGGTGTTGGAGTAGGTGCCGCGAACGTCTCCCGTGGTCGAGGTCGCGGGCGTGGTCTGGTCCGCCATCGTGAGACCGGAGGGGAGCGAGCCGGCGACGCCGACTACCTGGGCGTTGTTGTAGAACAGGCCCTGGTACTCGAACATGTCGGTACGGGTCGGGAGACCGATGGCGGATCCGGTTCCGATGGAGAGCGTGCCAGCGAGGGTCGCGCCAGTGTTCAGCTGCACACTTGAGATGTACCCGAAGGCCTTCGTGCCGCTCGCGGTGCCGCTGCCGACGATGGTGATCGTCTGAGACATCGGCTGCTCGTAGATGTCGTACCCGCGAACCGTGACCGTGCCGCTCGACGCTCCGGATGCGGTGACGGTGACGTTGCGCGCAATCATCTGCGCCGGGTCGTAGATGCGGGCCGCGCCGGCCTTGATCACCGGCTTGACGGCGACACCGTACTCTTGGTCGCAGGTGCCGACGGCGAGGTTGGTGCCCGCAAAGAGGGCCGGGTTCGCAATCAGCACCGTGCCCGTGGCCTGCACCGCGTACCCGGGGGCGGCGTAGCGGTCGGTCGCGAGCACGATGGTAGAGAGCGGGAGCGTGCCGGCGGAGTTGCCGGCGCCCGAGACCAGGATGCGCTGGCCGGGGTAGAAGAAGCGCGATCCGTAGGTCGCGGTCGATGTGTACCCGGCAGGTGTCGGGCCGGTAATCGTGAGGATGTTCGCGGTCGCGGCGGCGGTGGTCGTTGTGACCAGGGCGAAGCCGAAGTCGAGCGCGATGACAGGGATCGTGGTGGCGCCTGGTTGGATCGCGGTGCCCTGCGGGACGAGCGGGATGTTGACCGCGATGCCGGTCGTGTTCGCGCTCGCGAGCGTGAAAAATCCGCCCACGGTCGGGGACTGAGCGGCGGCGATGTTCGCGTTCGCTGCGGCCTGGGGAATGGCGGAGAGAACCTCGGCCTCTACCGGGTTGTGCCAGGAGAGGATGCCGCCCTGGGCGCCCTCGCCGGCTGCGGTGACCTGGGAGACGTAACGAGAATCGAGCAGCGCGTTCGACTGGTAGTCGATGTTCGGGCCGCTGTCGGTTTCAGAAATCTGCTGTGGGTTGTCGTTACCGTAAAGGATTACGGGACCGGTAAGAGATGTACGCATTATTCACCTGTGCCGCCTCGTGCTTTGTCGGCGCCTTCCGGGGTCGCTGTTGGGCTGACGGTGGTTGAGTTGAGAAAACTGATGGCGGCATTCAGCAGGCCGACATCGTGATTGAAACACCCTATGCCGCGATTGCACGCCTGACACAGGAGGCCACGCACCGTGCCGGTGTCGTGGCAATGGTCGACGGCGAGGCGAAGCACCTTGCCATTGATTTTTTTGTTCTCTGGCTTGCGGCAGATGGCGCACACGCCGCTCTGCTTTGCCAGTTGCTGATCGTACCATGCTGCGTCAACGCCGTAGGCGTAACGCAACGCTCGATCTCGCATCACGGAGCGAGACACCCTCCGCATCCTGAGCTTGGCTCTTACAAGGCCCTCAGGATTATCTATGTACCACTGGCGCATATAGTGCTTCTTGCACAGGCCCTTGGCTTGGACGGCTCTATCGCAACCGTCAATCGCACAATTTGACATGACTCTCTCCTGGAAGTTACTCCAGAAGAGAGTCTATCAGGTTTTTAGAGTCCAGGCGTGCCGAATAGGCAGCGAGGGTCCGTGAAACCTACAGCATAGCGTTCTGTGGCTTTGTAACGTATTGAATCCGTTTCAAAATCCCCCTCCATGCTTTTTTGAAGCGACCGACGGTTGACCAGCTTCAGGCCCTCGGGCGCGTCCGTCTGGACGAACCAGGCGGTGTTGCTCGTCAGACGGGACAGGTTCGCCTGGCCACCGCTGAGCAAGCCCATGGACTTGATCGGGTTGATGTCGTTGTTGGTCGTGCCGGTGCGGAGCACGCTCTTCAGCAACACCTCCGCCTGGAAGACGTTGCTCGGGGCGACCACGAGCTTTTTCGGTTCGAGGCGGATCTTCTTGCCGTTGTTGTCGACCGCGCCACGGATCTGGATCAGGATCTGCTCCAGCGAGGTCTGGGAGAGCGCAGCCGCCGTTCCCAGGATGTTGCTGAAGGTTCCCGCGTTCTGGATCGGGTGCGCGGCGTTCACCAGCGAGACGCCGTCACCGCCCACGAAGGAGCTGTTGAAGGCGCGGTTGATGACGTTCGCGCAGAGGGTTTCCTTGGTCTCGATCAGGGACTGCGCCAGGTGGCGCGAGTAGGTCTGACCGATGCGGATGTGGTCACCGTCCTCTACCAGTACCTTGGTCAGCGCAAACGCGAGACCGTAGACCTGGTAGAAGTACCGGTAGACGAACAGCTGCCCGCCGGCCTGGTACGTGACGGGCTGCCCGTCGGGGAGGAGCGGCGCTGCGCTGAAGCCGTAGAGCACTGGCTCCTCGTGGTAGCTGCGCGGGATACCCGTGATCTGCTTGAAGACCTGGTTCCACTCGTCGGCGCGTTGCTCGTAGACTCCGTCGAATTCCTCGTTGAGGATCGGCTCAACGATGTTCCGGAAGTCTGTACTTCGCATTGGGACTGCCATTTACATGACTCCTTAGACGGAAACGAACGGAGCCGCAGTCTGCGTATTCGCGATGCGAACCTGCAGCTGCAGGTACGTGTCGCCTGCGGTTTGGTTGAGGATGGTCGGGTCGGTCTTGGTGACCGCCAGCTGACCTTGGGTGCCGGTGGCGACGAGCGTCGAGAGGCCTGCGGTGCACTGTGAGAGTCCCACGGTGGCGCTGCCTGCGGCGAAGTTCGTGATGTTCAGCTCGCGGCCATCGTACCGGACGTAGCTGTCGCCGAGGGTCGTGGTGACGCCGGAGCTGGTGCCGTCGGTCTGGATCGTGTACTCGATCAGCGGGTCGTGCCAGATGAATGCGGTCACGACCGTGCCGGCGAAGCAGACCTGCGACGCGGGCCAGAAGTTCGACTCCTGCGGGGTATTCAGCGCGTCGTAGTACTCGCAGCCCGCGAAGACACCATAGATCTTGTCCGTGGTCGCGGTGCAGGGAGCCAGGTACGACTGGCCGGCGGGGATGGTGACACCGTTGACGGCGGCACCCGTGCCGATCAGCACCTTCACGGGCTGTCCCTTGAAGATGTTGACGTTGGTACCCGGCATGAGGATGCCGGGGTGGGCGATGCTGCGGATCTCACCCGTCGGGTGATAGGCCGGCACCAGCCCAGAAGGAAGTGCGGTAAGCGACATGAGTTGTCCTATGAAGCGTTGGTCGTTGCTCCACCAGGACCGAGACCGTTAGGCGAGAGTGCTACTCTTCAAAGCCCGTGAAATCTGGGACCGGGATAGAGGCCATGTTTTCGAGTGCATCTATGCCGTCCCCCAGCTCGGGTAGCTTGCCGGTCTTACGCTGCAGCGCCTCGCGTGCCTGGATGGCCGCGTCGGTGAGCTTCTCGTCCTCTCGGGCGGGAGCGTAGTGGTGATTCTCTTCCATGTAGGACTGGTACAGATCGAGCGGCAGCTTGAAAGCGACCATCTCGTTCACGTGCACCAGGCCCTCGATGTTTTCACCTTTGCCCACGGCGAACTCTCCGAATCCCACCAGCTCCTCGGGCTTGATTGGCTCGTAGCCAAGTCGGCGCCGCATCGCGAGGGAGTCCTTCGAGTTGGTCGAGGTCAACCAACAAACATGATAGCCAGGGATCGGCGGTAGATCCGGAAGCGCTGCTTGCGCGTGCGCCATCCTGAAAAGTGCCAATCTGTCGCTGTCCGTCGAGTTGCGGTTCTCGGTCACTGCCCGGTTCTGGGCTAGACGTGAGTCCCGGCGGTTAACGGTCTGCTTACTGTGTCGAATTGCCATGGCCTACTCCTAAGGGTTAGCCGTTGCTTTGTCTTGCTTTGACGCCGTCGATGTAGCGTTGAGCCACTCGTGCGCGTACCTTGGGGTCGTCCCAGTGACCGGCCTCCTTCATCGCCTCGACCATCTCCCGTGGGAGCCTGATCTCTTTCGATGAGTTGCCTGATCCGGAGGACCTGCTGGAGCCGCCTGTCGGCGGTCCCTTGCGACGCTGCGAGGGCTGCTCTTGAGGTCGGGTATCGTCCTCGTAGCCGTCGTCTTGTGCGTCGTCGTTCTTGAACCTGTGCGGGAGTCTTGCTCTCACTTTCGCGTCCAGTGTAGACCAGTAGTTTGGATCGTTGGGGTCCATGGTCTTGCTGAGCGCGCGGTCCAGCGCCTCGACGACAAGGCTGTCCTCGTCGCCTGCCTTTGGATTGTACCACTGCTTGTCAGCAAGGAATTGACGGGCCTTGTCGACGTACGGGACCGGGGCCTGCATCGCTGGCTGCTTCGCCTGCTGCAGCAGCTGCTCTTTTTCGGTGTGCAGCTGCCACGCGCGCTGCTTCGCTGCGTCGCGGATCTCCGCCGCCTTCTTGGCGTCGAGCGGGTTCTTGTTGATGGCGGCGTAGTAGACGCTGTCCATCTGGTCGTGCTCGGCCACAGCCGTCGCTATGCGAGCATCAAGATCTGCGACACGGTTCACAATCGTGTCCTGTCGGAGCTTCTCGACTACCTCGTTCTGCTTGGCGACGGTGCGGCGAAGGATCTCGATCTCTTGCTTGTCGCGCTCCTTGGCCTGCTTGGCGCGCTCTCGGCGCTCCTTGGCGGTCTCGCGGCGCCGGTTGTCGCGCTGGGGCTGATGCTCCTCGTCGTCATCGTCCTGCTCGTCAGTCGGGGCGATGCGCTCGTCCTCCTCGACGACTACCGGCAGCTCCGGGTCAGGGTCCGGTTTTGGGGTCTGCGCGGAAACGTCCGTGTCATCGTTCGGGTCGTCCAGAGCGGCCTGGTCCTGGTCTTCGTCTTCGTGTCCGAGCTTCGGCATTTGAGTGCTCCTGTTGCGATTGTCCGGCCTGGTGGTCGGCATTGCGCCCGAGATGGGCGGCATGAATAGGTGAAGGCGCTTAATCCGGTGATGGGCACGCGCGCCAGCGGTGCGTTATCTTAGTGTCGGGCGTTTTGTTCGGACGCCCTTACCGACCGCCGCGTGTGGTCTGACTAGGTGCCACATCTCCGAGAATAGCTCGGGATCTTGACGTTTAGGCGAACGCGACAAGCTGGAAGCGGGAGCAGGATTTGAACCTGCGACGTGAACGGTATGAGCGTCCTGTTCTGCCTGACTGAACTATCCCGCTGATATGCTGTTTGCAAATTGCAAATGTTGCCGGGTCTATTCCCCGGCGGTCAGCGGCATTATGTCGAAAATTATCACTTTTTTCGACATTAGATCACCGCAATGTCGATTCCCTCGACAAAGGGGCGCAGACAATGCGCCGCGTCTCGTATTCTACCGCACCCGCGCCCCGCGCGCGAATCCCTTGGGCTGGCTTATGCCACTCTGCTGCTTCCGCTTGCCGGTCGCCCACTGGCTGCCGGGTCTGGTCGGTTTCCTGTCGCGCTCCGGCGCGGGCTGGTCGACCGGGTTCCCGGCGGGAACATTGCTCATGTCGTGCCCCCGCGCAGCGCCTTCAAGATCAAAACGCTGACCTTGAACATGCTTTCGTGCCACTCGACGGCGTCAGCAGCAAACTGCAGCCCGATGTAGAGCGCTGCGATGGCGTACGCGTGCCAGAGCAGCTTGTCGATCACCTTCCCGGCAAAGTGTACGTACCTCATAAGTACGCCAGCGTCGCGAGCGGGTCCTTGACCCGGCCCTTGAGAACCAGATCGTCCAGCAGCGCGAACTCTGCGTAGACCTTCTCCGTGCGCTCGATGCGCCCGTCGCGGCCACGCACCTCGACCGTGTCATAGAGCACCTTCCAGCGGTCGCCGCCGTAAAGGCCGATCCGGACGTACTCTCCGGGTTTGGCCCAGGCACCCTCCGGCCATGGCTTGCCGGTGTCGCGGGAGTGGAACGCAAGAGGCCCGCACGCTATCACCTTCGCGACGCGGGTGTTGTCGGACTCGGTCTCGATGGTGTTCTGGACGATGTGCAGGCCGGCGGCGGTCTTGACCGCTGCGGCCTTAATCTGCAGCAGAACCAGTGAGCCGAATGGCTCGGTGCCGGGATCGACATCGGGGAAGGCCTCGTCCAGCGTTTGCACGAGCAACGAGGGCTTTTTCAATTTTGCGACGTTGGTCACAGGTCTTTGTCTCCTTTCTCTTTTTCGGCGAAGAACTCAATCGCGTGCGAGGTCATCAGCTCCATGCCCTGAACGACCCCGATGCGCCGGCCGGCCTCGTAGGCCACGTCGACGCCGGGGCTGATCGGCTGCAGGCCGTTGAGCTTCGTGTTCGTGACGAGCCTCATCAGGTGCTGTATCAGCTTTTGCTGCATTAGATGCTGTCGTATGACTGTCGTATCGGCTCAGGTTCGTCAATCATCTCACGCTCGGGGCGCGTGTATTTGCTGAAACCGACTACCTGCACCACGTACTTGCCGGCGCGCGGCGGTGATGCGTGCGGGGCCGGATTCTTGGCAACCATGTCCTCGATGAAGCGCTTGTCAGACAATGTATGCTTCCTGAGTCATAGGTGGCAGATATGGCTCACCAAGGATGCGGGGTCGAGCACTTAACCGCGCCGCCCTTCGCTTTTCCGTGGAGCTTGGCCTCCGCCCTCGCGCGGATCTTTGGCTGCTCGCTCTTCGGTGCGTTGTGCAGCATCGAGAGAGCGGCCCGTGCGTGGTTCTTGTCCTGCACCGGGTACGAGCGCCCGGGACCGGCGAACGCCGAGTCAGGCAGCTTGCTTCTCGCCTTGGCGCTGAGCTTGGCCATTACCAGGGTTGCGGGGTCGAGGGCTTGCCGAATCCCTTGCTCTTCGCCATCGCGTCGCTGTCGTCCGGAGCGGTCCCGGTGCGCCGGTACTCCTGGCGTGGGCCGATCTCTTTGCTGTCGGTGCCCTCGGACTTAGGTCCCTTGTTGTTCTCGGCGTCAGCCGCATTGTTTCCCATTTTGATTCCTTTTGCGCAGGTATTCTGCAGCCTTTTCTGTGAGTGCCGAATCGTCGTTAAATAAACCTATCCCGATGTTGCATCGTCTACATAACCAACCACGAAACTCATTGGTGTCGTGATTGTGGTCCATGTTCCATGCGGTCTTACCGGGATTTACTGTGCAGCAAATTTCGCAGTAACCCGGGGGTGGATATGGCGCCTCTGGCAATCCAGTATAGCGTCTTTGGTACTCTCTCCACTTATCAGGGTTTGCTTTGCGAAATGCTGTGGTCCTTGCTAACGCAACACCAGGATTTTTCCTGTGCCATGCGTCATATCTATTCCTGTTGCATTGAACGCAAGTGTTGTCTGATGCGCGCCTTAAGCCGATGTGCCCATGCATACATGGCTTATCCGATAAATATTGTTTTCCGGCCTTCCTACCCATGAAAACAATTATACATCAATCCTCGGTTGGTTTCTTGCCGACGGCCTGGCCGTCCTTGATTTGCGTGTGCTTGCCGGCGGCGATTTCCGCGCCCGCGATCTGTTCCGCTGTCGTGTTGTCTTGCGCGGTAACCGTCAGCTTCGTGGCGTTTTGCGACTCGACGTCCTGGTGCTTGCCCGCTATTGTATCCTGCGCGACGGCGGCCTTGGTGGTCGCGTCCATGACGTTGCTGGCGTGGTCGCTCTGGATCTGTGCCTGACTGGTCTGCCCATCGAGCTGCAGCTGGGCCTGCTTGATCGCGTTCTCCTGTGCCGCCTGCTGCGCCTCCTGCTGCAGCTTCGCCTGCCCGAGCTGAGTATCGGCCTGCACCTTCTGCGAGGCGACCACGGACGGGTCCATCGGGGGTGGTGGGCTGTACTGCTTCAGGATTGCCTGGGCCTTGGCGATGATGGGAGGGAGCTGCCCAAAGAACTGCTCGCTCTGCTTGTGGACCACGTTCGAGGCGGCGGCCAGCATCTGGTCGAACTTGGTCTTGACCTCGGCGTCCTTGATCGTCATGAACTGGCTCACGTCCGTCCCGGCGGCCTCGGAGGCGACGCTGTGGATCTGGGTCGCGTACCAGAACAGCATGTGCTCCTTGACGTTCTGCAGCAGCCCGCCAATGGACTGCGCGGCCATGAGCGGGTTCGCGCCGAAGATCGGGTCCGTGATGAAGTTCAGGTGAGCCTGGATGTGCCCAAGGTGGTCCTGGTCGGGGAAGGCGGTGATGGGCTGCCCTAGGCTCGCGGCGACGTTCTCGTTGACCGCGTTCAGTGGCTTCGGCTCCGGCTTTGGTATCAGGTACTGCTCCGGGTTCGGGATCTTCATCATCTTCAGGATCGACTGCTCGACCTTGTGCTGGTCATAGATCTGCGGGAACAGCTGCGCCCGCTGGGCGATGGTCTGCACCTGCGCGATCCGCTGCAGCTCGCTGAAGATCTCGGGATCGCTGACAGGGACGACGTCATCGGGAGCGTCGAAGTCGGCCTTGAAGGTCATCTGCTCGCCGGTCTTGCTGAGGACGTCATCGTCCTCCAGGTAGGTCGCGTTCAGCCGGTGCAGCACCTTCAGGAGCTTGCCCATCGCGTTGTGAAGACGGGAGTGGATCGCCGAGAAGACGACCATCTGCTGCTCGATCCGGGCCATGATCGTGCCGACGGGTACGTTCGCGTTGTCGTTGGCCTCGTCGAGCGTGGTCTTGACGACCTCCTTGCCCGACTCGACCAGGAACTGCATCAGCTCCAGCAGCACCGAGCTGGTGGGGTTGACCGGGGTTGGCATGTAGGTCTTGCGGATATCATCCTGCATGATCCCGCCGTCGATCTCGTTCGTCTGCCCCGCGTCTACGCGGACACTCTGCCCACCCATCGGACCAGACTTGAGCCTGACACCACCGGGAAAATTGTTGATCAGAGCGCTATCGAGTAGCGCACGCAGTGATCCGGTGGCAGCAGCGGCAATTCCACCCAGAACCTGCGGTGCCCCGATAGGCATCGCACCGCGCCACGGTAGGAACGGCCACTCAACGATATGGACCAGGCTCTCCATTGCCTCGTCGTCTTCGTCCCAGTTTCGGTAGACACTCAGCACCTCGCGCGTTTCTTTGTCGACACTGATCAGGTAGGGCGCCGGCCCCAGCTCGTCCGCTTTCTCGTCATCAAGGCTCTTGATCCCACGGTAGCTGTCGGGGACGACGTACTGCACGTCGAACTCGATCACCTCGCGCAGCCCGTCCTCGTTGTAGTTGGTCTGGCTCTTGCCCTCGATGCGGTTGTTGGCTTGCTCGGCCCGGGTCTCGTCCGGGGTCGTGACCACGGCGATGGTGTCGACGTCCCGGTAGATGCCGGTGCGGACACGGTAATCGAACGTGAACTGGTCCAGCTTCTGCCGGTGAGCCTTGCGCGGGCTGCCGTAGAAGCTCGTCGCCGCGAAAGGGAGCACGATCTCATCCACCCACACCGGCTCGTGCTGCGGGCCCTTCTTCCTCTGGTCCCACCAGAGCTTTGAGTACTGCACACCACCCATAGGTACCTGGGTAAGGATTT